TACGATCAATGCTAAAGTAAAAGCTAAGACTAATTCCCACGCAGAGTTTACTCGTAAGAAGTGTAAGAAGTCTAAGATACTAGAGAAGCAACGCGGTTTACTCCGCAGTTGGCGTAGAAATTATGGAGAGTTGGAGAACGACTAATGGCTTGGAGCTACGACGAAGGAAACCTAAATATATCTGATGCACTAGGTAGATTAAACTCTACTAGGTTGTTAATCGGTGATACAGATCTAAATGATAAGCAAGTACAAGATGAAGAAGTTTCATTCGCTCTAGCTCAAGCTAACAACAACGTATATAAAGCTGGTGGGTGGTTATGTAGAGCTATAGCGGCTAAGTACTCTCGTTCTGTCGATGTAGAGATCAGCGGTGCTTTAAAAGAGTCATCTTCACAGCTACAAGCTCACTACACCAAGTTAGCAGATACCCTAGAGTATCAAGGAACTAAATTAGGTGGTAGCTTAGGTATTTCTGCTGGTGGTATATCTGTTTCCACTGTAGAGGGTGTAAGAGAAAATACTAATAGAGTTAGACCAGAGTTCAACAAGGATCAATTTAAGATAGACGCAGAAACTACTGATTACGAATAGGGATGTCACATGCAAGCGTACAATTTACTTAAACTGGTACAACGTCATGGTAGTACTTTAATACTAAGAAAGACTACTGCTGGTTCTTACAATGCTGGTACTGGTGAGTTCTCTAGTACAGTTAAAGAATATGAAATAACTGCCTATATGTATAATGTACAAGAGGGCGTTCTACTAAACGAGATAAGACGTGGCACACGTAATTGTGTGATACCTGCCCTTGGCTTACCTGCAATACCTACAGACAACGATCAAATCTCTGGTAGAGGCGACACAGTGTCTATCAATAACGTACAGACTGTATATGCTTCTGGTGTAGCGGTATGCTACGTCTGTGAGGTATCTGAGTAATGAAAACAAATATAAAAGTTAATGTTAATAAACTAGAGGGTGACTTTGAGAGACTCAACGAAGAAATAGAAGAAGAAGTTGAAGACTTTCTTAGGGACATAGCTAAAACTGCTATAGAGTTCTCTAAACCTTTTGTACGTACAGGAACTTATATAACTTCATTCTCTTATAGCACAGGTTCTGGTAGACCTAGAGGTGGATCATCTCACGGTAAACCTAAAGGGCAGAACGCTACAACTAAAGGTAATGAGGGTCTGAGTTTACTGTATGGTGATATAGCACAACTAGACTTAGCTAATACTACTATGGTAAGTTTAAGAAATGGTTCTGTTCACGCTGAGTTTGTAGAGTATAAACACCAACACGCAGTATTTGATAGGATAGGAATTAAGTATGGCTGATGTACATAAATTCATAAGGTCAGCATTAGAGACACAACTTACTAATGTATCAGGTAGTCCTCAAATAGCTTACGAGGGCGTTTCTTTTGTACCTACAACTGGCACTAGCTATTTGCAGGTAATGTTTGCCCCTGTATCACGTAGACCTGCTGTACGGGGCTTAAATCCTCAACAGAGATACGATGGTCTATTCTCAATCAACTGTTACGCACCAGAAGGTCATGGACCAGCTGTAGCAGACACCCTTGCTAAAAACGTTATTGATGCGTTTGAGGCTACTACTTCTTTAACATCAAATAATATAAACGTATCTATTGATTACGCAGAACGACAACAAGGCTTCTTAGATAGCCCTTGGTACTTTGTCCCTGTTAGTATCGGTTGGTACGCATACACATAATTCTATAGGAGAATACAATATGGCCTTTGCACAGGGTTCACGTTCCAGCCTGTCATACATTACTGAAACAACTTTCGGTACGACACCAGCTGGCAACTTCCAAAACTTACCTTTCACTTCACATTCACTTAACATGACTAAAGATCGTGTCGAAGGTACTGACATCCAAGCTGACCGTATGTCTAGAGTAGACCGTCACGGAAACCGTCAAGTAGCTGGAGACATTACAGGAGATCTACGAGATGGAGATTTCGATGAGCTACTAGAATCAGCTATGTTAAGTGCTTGGTCTACTAACGTACTTAAAGTTGGTACAACACCTAAGTACTTTTCCATTGAGGACTATGCCGCTGACATCGACCAAGCTAGGTTGTTTGCAGGTTGTTCAGTAAATACATTAGCTGTATCACTGTCACCTAATGCTATGGTAGTAGGTACATTTGGTATAGTCGGTAAGAACATGACTATGAGTGCTACAGAGAAGACACAAGATGCCGCTTCTGGTAGTTCACCTTTTGATGCTTACTCAGGTACTCTACAAATAGGTGGGTCAAATTCAGCTATAGTTACAGCTATGGACTTCACACTAACTAACAGTTTTGCTCCTACCTTTGTTGTTGGTGACGATAGCGCACCAGCACTAGAAGTAGGTAACGCTGTAGTGGAAGGTACTATCTCAGCTTACTTTGAGGATGCCGCTTTAATTAATAGGTTTGTTGATGAGACAGAGACACCACTTAAAGTTACTGTAGGCGACAATGCTAGTACACCAAACACTATGGAGTTCTTTTTCCCACGATGCAAAATAAACAGTGCTGATGTAGGCGTAGATGGTCCTACAAGCAGAATAGTAAACCTAACATTTGTAGCATTACGTGATAGCACAGAAGCTACTAACTTGCGTATTACACGCTCGTAAAGAATACTCTAGCTAGAGTGGGGGGACGTTGGTGTCGGGTCTGACGTTCCCCATTTATTAACCCGAACTCGATAAGGAAACTCGATATGGACTTAAAAGACTTAACACCCAAGAGCGATACAATAGATGTCACACTAGTACACCCAAATACAGGTGATGAACTAAAGAACCCTGATGATTCTAACATGACTATCTGTATGTATGCTACACACTCCCCAGAATATAAGAAAGTTATGCACTCTCAGACTAACAAGAGAATAAAAGCCGCTACAAAGAGTAACGACTTGACTATGACTTCTGAGCAACTTGAGGCTTCTACACTTAGTGTACTAGCAAATACAACAAAGAGTTGGGATATAACTTTTGATGGAGAGAAGCCAGAACTAACAGTTAAGAAAGCTACAGAGATATACGATCAAGTTTTCTGGATCAAGTTACAACTTGAGGAGGCTGTTGCTAACTCACTGGATTTTACCAAAGCCTGACAACTAAACTTGAAGACTATGCAGAACATACGTTTTCCTTAAGTAAGTCAGGTAAGGATGGTGTATCCGAAAGAGAACACCTAGAACAAGTAGAAAAGCAGACTGGCATAAGACCAGAAGGGTTAGAGTCTCCTGACTTTCCTATGGTCATTTCCCACGTATGGTCTGCTTTTATAGCCTTGAGTAAGACAAGGAGTATGGGATTTAGTGGACCTAATCCTATTACATACGAACAAATAGTAGCGTGGAAGAAATTAACTAGCACACCTTTAGATGCTAGAGAAGTAGAGACAGTTATGTCTTTAGATGCAATATACATGAGGGTTATAAATGGCTAAGACAATTCAAGTTAGTGTTGATACTAGCGACCTTAAGGTTCTAAATACACACTTAAACACTACTAAGAAGACCATAAAAATGACTGCCAAGTCAGCTAAGACTGACTTTAAACAACTCAAGATGTCTATTGATCCTGTGTATAGGGCAGAAAAGATATTTACTAAACAAGTATTGGTGGCTCAGAAAGCAGTTGCTACTGGTGCTATAAGTAATAATGAGTATGCAAGAACTTTTGCTATGATACAGAAGAACGCTCAAGCGTCTGGTATGACTATAAACCAATTTGGTCAAGTAGCAAACGTCAACACACGTAAGATGAAACGCTTCGGTGCTGTTGGTATGCAACAAGTTGGTTATCAGGTACAGGATTTCGCGGTACAGGTTCAAGGTGGTACAAGTGCTATGGTCGCTCTTGGACAACAGGGTTCACAGTTGTTAGGTATCTTTGGCCCATACGGTGCTATAGCAGGTATGATCTTAGCTATTGGTACTGGACTAGCTGGTGCATTTATGGCGGCTAAGAACGCAGGTGATGATCTAGTTAGTTCTGCAAAGTTATTTAAAACAGCTATGGAAGAGTCTAAAACAGCTGTTAGGGATTTGAAGTTAGAAAACTATATGTTAGCTAACAGTATAAAGAGTGTAGCTGAAGCTAAACTTGTACAAGCTATTAATGCAATTAAACAAGATCAAGCTAATAGAAAAGCCGAACTTGAGTTTGAGATACAACAAAGAGAAGACAACGACTTAGGTACTTTTGAGCAGAAACTAGAACTTCGTAATTTAGGTAAAGGTAACTTTGCTGAGATGGGTCTTAGGTCAATGTTCAATGGTGGTCAGAACCAAAGAATTGCAGACCTTCAAAAGCAACTTGAAAGCGTAAGAGCTTTGTTAAGTGAGAATAAAGAAAGAAAAGATGCTGTAAAAGAGTTTGAAGAGTTGGTTCGTCTTGGTAAAAAGACTGCTGAGGTAGTAGGTGAAATATCTACACAAAGACAAAATGCTGAAGAGCTTGTTGGTATGGACGGTAGGCAAATACTTATACTAAAACAAGAGCAAGAGTTAAGAGCTAAAGTTGTTGAGCTAAGAGCATTAGGTGTAGATATAGGGCAGAGACAATTTGACCAAGCTATAAGAGACTTGGAAATAATGCACGCAATTAACATAGCTAAGTACGATGAAGTAGAAGCAGAAAAAGCGGTAGCTGAAGCTAAGAGACTATCTGAGGAAGCTGAGAGAAAGAAAATTAAAGCGGCTAAAGAGGCACATGAAGCGGCTAAGAAAGCGGCGGCAGATCTTATAGCTCTAAATAAATCTATAGGTAGCTCTATGGAGAACGCTCTGATGAGTATGGTAGATGGTACTAAGTCTGTTAAGGATGCCTTCAAGGATATGGCTAGAGAGATCATCAAAGAACTATACCGTATTTATGTCGTTAAGAAGATTACAGGTATGATAACTGGTGCTATAGAAGGTAAGTTCGCTCCAGATGTAGGAGCTACTGCTAACCCACATACAAGAGCTAATGGTGGACCAGTTTCAGCTGGGGGTAGATATATCGTTGGTGAACGTGGACCAGAAGTATTTACCCCTGCAATGTCAGGTACTATAACACCTAACTCTGGTGGGGGTGGCGGTGGAACTACTATCGTACAAAACATAAATGTATCTACAGGAGTACAACAAACTGTACGTGCTGAGATACGACAAATGATGCCACAGATTGCAGACAGTGCTAAAGGTGCAGTACTAGATGCTAAACGACGTGGTGGTAGCTATGGAAGGGCGATGGCATAATGGCTATTTCTTACCC